CTCCTAGATGCTGTATCTGCGGCAGGAGATGTAGATGATAGAGTCCGTAAAGCTTCTCACGTAATTACTCTTACTCTTACTGACACTGGTAACACTATAACAATAGATAGTGCCGCTGATATTAATAACCTTCTCCATGCCTATGTTCTTACGGTGCATAAAGCGCAAGGCTCTGAGTGGCGTAAGGTATACTTCTGTCTACACCAGTCTCATGCTACCATGACTCAGAGAGAGCTATTATATACAGCAGTTACAAGAGCAAGAGAAGAGTTGTACGTAATATGTGAACCGGATTCTTTTGTTAAAGGTATAGAGCGGCAGAGGATACGAGGTAATACCTTAGAAGAGAAAGCGGAATTTTTCAAGGGTAAGTTAGATGCTAATACTAAGCTAGCAATAGCAGGAGGATAGAGAAATGAGTTATATAATAGGTTTTATAACAGGGGCTATATGCACATTTATAGCCTGCATACTTTACATACTTAGAAAGATGTAAGCCCACAACAAAACAGGAGAAATAACAATGCCATTTTATATAGAAGATATAGCCCCAGAAGATAATTACTATGAAAATAGAAATAAGCTTGTAGGTTTAGAGCTGCATCCAAGTGTAGTTATAGATAAGCGTCAATGGATAAGAGGGTTTCTTGGTACTAGCTGTGATCACCCATTGGGTTGCAGTAAAAAACCTCTAGTAAACTTATCTTTTCTAGCTGTCAAGCTACGCTGGGAAGATTATCCTTCAGAAGAATGTCGTGCAGGACTACTAGATGTCCATGATAGCATCTTACCATTGCAAGATATCATTACAGGCAAGCAAGACAAGCCGCCAGTAACTCTAGCATCTAAGCTCTAATACTAGCTCTAGCGTCCACAGACAACAATCTAAGAAAATAAAAAACGCTTGACACATCGCCGCATTATGGTATTATAAGCGCTCAATTGAAACACAACTTGTAACTTCTAACCGCAAGCCAAAGGACATAACTTATGAATGACTACACTAACTCTAACCAAGAAGTACCAGAAGAAGATGATGCTAATGAAGCTGCTGAATCTGATTCTCGTGAAACTGCTACCTCTGCTCCTACTCCTGCTCCTACTCCTGAAGAACTGGCAGCTATCTGTGCCGAAGTTAAAGCACGTATTAAATTCAATGTCGCTGTAAAGCCTGTCGTCTTTAACTTCAAAACTACCAAAGACGAAAACGGTATCTCCTACAAACGTGACTCACTGGAAATTCCTTGCCCTATGCCTAACATGCAAGGCTTGGTAGATATCCTGGAAGCTGGCGGCCCTCAGTTGGAACTACTGATGGATGCTGTGGAATCTGTAGTAACTCAGACTGCACGTAGCTTTATCTCCGATGATGAATCTCTCAATGCTACCAACTTCCCTTATGACAAGCTTACTTGGGAAGCCATTGCTAACATGCCTAAACCTGAGCGTTCCGGTGGCGGTATTGCTAAGGAAGTTTGGGATGACTTTGAAACTGACTACATCGCTGTCATGGTTGAAGCTACCGGCAAGGAAGTTGAACGTGTATCTCGTGCTGCTAAGATTCTTAAAGGCAAGTTCCAAGCCTGTAAGACTGATATGGAAGTGCTTGGCTTCTTGGTTGACCAGCTTACTATCTACATTGAAGCTACCTCACGCGCTGATGAGTTTGCCGGTTGCGTAGCCTTCCTGGTAGATAAGGCTGACAAACTGATGAATACTACTCCGGCGCAGTTGTTGGAAGCATTGTAGTATTCTGACACTAGTTAGTTAATTTAACTGCTGCTCTCCCTACATCTTGGGGAGAGTATCTTTAAGTTAATTATCACAGAGTTATGGAAGTTACTCTCGTCGAAACTTGAAAAGACCGAGACCAGCACCCTCTAGTCACCGTACTAGACAGTCATCTTAGCTACTAACGAAGCAGCTTAAACTAGGAACTGGCATGGGGACGCGTGAGTAACTTCCACCTATTATTACACTCAGCAAGAGACAAAAATCTAACAGCTAATGAGACAGTATGAGCCAATATGGAATAGAATAAAAACTCATAACCATGCCTCCATAGTTGCCCCTGTAGAAAGTCACAGTAAAATTAAGAAAGCAGTGATTAAAGAAAAGCACATGGACGAAGGATATAAACTACTACTATCTGAGAAAGCTCTTAGAGCTGAGTTAGTTATAACATCAGATAAAAGTAATCCTAAACTCATTACCTTTTCTTTAGACATTAAAATAGTAATTAATAACATAGGAGTAAATGATTTATGAGTCATATTACAGCAACAATGTCTAAAAGGCTTAAGAAGTTACGAGTCAAGCACATCATGGACTGGGAAGAGTTAGAGAGACAGCAGATTAAAAGTAGCTGGATATATAAAGCTATTGATGCTGCTACCCCTAGCATCATTGGCTGGGTAGTTCTTATAACTTATACTGTAATAATGACAGTGAGGACATTGGGATGACACCAGCAGATCAAGTACGTGAGCAACTAGCTTCTCTGGATGAAGCTCTTAATGCTAAGACTCCTAACCTTCCTGCACTTCTCCGTGTTATTCATGGACAGCTTAAGAAAGACTCTGAGATAGTTACACTTCTATCTGAGGAAGAATGCTCTGTCCTTGTTAATGGACTTAAGGAGCATACTAAGATATCTATATCCACCACAGCAACTAAGAAAGTTGGCGGTAAGAGTCTTAAGAATACCAAATTAGCTGACCTATGATACCTTCAGATACAACTCCGTTTCCTCTATGGGCACTCCTGACTATCTACTCTAAAGCAGAGCGGGAGTGTTATATAGATTATATGGCAGGATTTAAAGCTCTTGTAGATTACCTAGGGCCAGTAGTAGTCACTCGTAAAGAGTCACCAAAAGATTACAGCCTGTTATATAACTACCCTATGCAGCAAATGAGCATAGAGCTTGGTATACCACAGGATACTATTATAGATTCCTATATCTATGAAGTACCACATTTAATATCGGAGGCATCGGAGTAGCATATGACAGATATCAATAACATATTAGACTCTATGCCTGACTTAGATATTTCTATCTCCTCTAGTGACGCAATCTCTCTTCAAGAGAGCGAGCTAATATACATCGAAGGTATAGACCCGCGCGTTAAACTACTATCTCATTCCTCCCGTGGTACTCTTCATAAGTGCCCGCGAAAGTTCCAACTCTACCGTCTTAACTCCACAATGCAAGATGCTGAAGATAACGATATATCTAACTCTTATCAACAGCTCACTTTTGATTTCGGTACTTGCGTAGGTATGGGTATACAAGGTATCTTAGAAGGTAAGTCTATTGACTCCATACTCTTAGAGATATTCCTAGAGTGGAATGTAGACGTGGAGTTAAGACATGCTAAGCAGAGTAAATCACTGGCAGAAGCTATCTTTGCAGTGCAGCGCTTTGAAGCTATTGTAGAGCAAGGCTATCTTAAAGACTATGAACTTCTACAGTATAATGGTAAGCCTGCCGTAGAGCTATCATTCAGAATTAATCTGCCAGGCGGGTTTTCCTACCGTGGTTATATGGACGTGGTATTAAGACATAAAATCACTGGTGAAGTAGTAGTGCTTGAAGATAAGACTACATCTTACAGAGAAGTTAATCCAGCACAGTATAAGAACTCAGGTCAGGCGCTAGGTTATTCTATTATGCTAGATCATATCGCGCCTGGACTTTCATCTTACACCGTATTATATCTTGTATACTCTGCACCACGTAAAGAGTTCTTAGAACTTCCTTTTGAAAAGTCCTCTCTCCAGCGCTCTCTCTGGCTGACAGGACTGCTAATAGATTGTAAGCATATAGAGATGTATGAAGACTTTGGTGCTTATAGTATGAATGGCGATTTTTGCTATGACTTTTACCGTGAATGTGAGTACCTAGGTTTATGTACTATGAGCACGGAACGCCTTGTAAAGCCTCTTACGCAAGGTATCTTAGAAGGTATCGAGAAGAAAGAAGTATATGACTTTGACTTTGATTTTAATGACCTTGTACAGACACAGCTAGATAAAGCAGAAGATTAAAGGAATAGATAGATATGACTAAGACTACAAACCTAACAGTCCAATGCCCTCTGTGCCATACACCTAACTCTATAACCATAGAGCCATATAACGGCTTATACTATCTTAAAGAAGCTGTATACAGGTGTGGGCATTGTGCAGAAGTTATAAGAGTAGACGTGCATCAGTATCAGATACCTACATCAGTACATGCAAGATGCCCTAATATACAGAAAGGAGTGATATAAACCTAATGGCTAAGCTAAACACAGTACATAAATCAGCTACTCATGGAGTCATGATCTTTGGTGCTCCTAAGTCTGGTAAGACACAGCTAGCAGGAATGTTAGCAGAGCACTTTAAACTTATATGGGTAGATATGGAGAACGGTCATGAGACTCTCTTTAAATTCCCAGAAGAGTGGCAGGAAAGGATTGAACTCATTAATCTTCCTGATACTCGTTCTTATCCTATTGCTATCGAGACAGTTCTTAAGATGGTTAAAGGTGCTGTCTCAATCTGTGAGGAGCATGGTAAGGTAGGCTGCATGATATGTAAGAAGAATGATGCGCCTACCGTAGACATCGACCTTAACTCCTTACCTCAAGATACCATTGTAGTATTTGACAGTGCTACGCAACTTACCAACAGCGCTATCTCTAACATAACTAAGAACCAGCCAGATGATTATAAGCTTAACTATGATGACTGGGGTAATCTTGGTAAGCTTATGGATATATTCTTCTCTCATATCCAGCAAGCTAAGTATAACAGGATTGTTATCTCTCACGAGCAGGAAGTTACACAGGAGGATAAGAAGTCTGTGCTTGTTCCTGTAGGTGGGACGCGGAATTTTTCCAGAAATGTAGCGAAGTATTTCGACCATATTATATATGCGGAAAGAAAGAACAATAAGCATGTATTCGCATCCTCTACTTCTTACAGAAATAACATTCTTACTGGCTCCCGTACTGACGTAGTTATGGATGATAAGGCTGATGCTACTCTCTTATCTATATTTAAACCGGAGCTTGTACCGGAAGAGCAAAGAGCCGCAGATAAGAAGAAGGTGCTAGGTACATCATCTTCAGTATCTGCTGGATCAGCTGGTAGCTCTAAGTTGTTAGAGAATCTTAAGAATAGAAGTAAGCCGCAGACATAAGACTTCGCATCTAAGATGCAGAAGAGGCTCTGGTAGCACCTACTGTGAGTTAGCTCCTACTCCTGGCTAACTTTCGACAACGCTCCTTATCTTTATATATGCTATATATGATATATAATTCAGTAGTAAAATCAATATCAACATAACCTAAAGGTATATAATATGACTGACATGACTCTTGATAACTTACTCGACCAAACTCTGGATGACATTGCAGACTTGCCTGAGTTCAAACCTTACCCTGCTGGCGCGCATCATGCGCTGGTTTCCTTCTCCACAAAAGAAGTTAACAAGCATCCTTGCATTGAAGTCAGCTGTAAGTTGATTGAAACTAAGGAATTGTCTAACCCTACAGAAGATACTGCACCGGCTCCTGGAGCTACTGCTAACATCCTTTGTATGCTGGATAATGAGTTCGGCGCCGGTAACTTCAAAGCCTTGGCAGCACCTATTGGTGAAGCTCTTGGTACTGGCAGTTTGCGTGAGATTGTTGAGCAGACCACTGACCTGGAATGCATTATTATTACTTCTGTTAAGAAGGATAAGAATGATCCTACAATTGAGCGTATGAACATTAAGTCGTTGATGCTGGTCTGATTGTAAGGTGTTGCCAATAGTTGACGCATCGTATGGTCGGTGGACTTGTCGACTACCTACTCTAGCTATGGAGGATTGGCAAGCTAGGTGACTCTAGTAAATAGCATTAAGTTCTCCCTGCTTCTATAGAGGGAGACTTTTTATATTAGACTTTTATGTTTATCATATAGCAGAAGTCTAATATAAGAATAAAACTAATAAGACAGGAGTGATATGATTAAGCAGCCGCAAAACAACCCTAACAATCTCTGCTTCTACGGCTCTTCCCTAGACAAGGACTTTCTCCCTGTACTTAAATCGTACACCGGAGGAAGGACTTGTTTTGTACGTCTGGATAAAGTAACTACTCTCACTGAAGTTAAGATGTATTGTCAGAGTAAAGGTATCACGGGCATTATTTCTACGTCAGTTCCGTTATTACAGAAACTATTATATTGGGACAAGAGGGCAGCACCAGCACTTAATGATTATGCTGGCAGCTATTTCCGTCTTGATGATATTGAGATTGTATTCGTGCACCCTCTTAAGCAAGCGTATACTGTACCTTATGGTAGATTCCTTCTTAAAAGGTTCTGTGATAAGCTTGTACGGCCAGGAGATTGGATGGCTCCTATTGAATTTAACTGGAGCGTACTAACTCCTGAGTCCTTTGACCATCACTTTGAAAAACTTAAATCTGCTTTTATTATAGCAGTAGATATAGAAACGCTAAGAGAAGACGCACAGATAAGGTGTGTAGCTTTCTGCGGATTTTACTACACTAGCAATGGAGGTATACTATCTTTTGCAACAGTTCTACCTCTCGATAGTGACTACGCCCTAACTCTTCTCCGCAAGCTATGCTGGGAACTTAAAGCACCAAAGGTATTTCAAAACGGAAAATACGATATTAACTATCTTCTCAGATACAATGCTCCTGTATACAACTATCTTCTGGATACTGCTAATATGCATCATTGCTGGTATTCTGAACTTCCAAAGGATCTTGGCAGCCTTAACTCTTTCTACGTCCGAGAGTCTCGCTACTGGAAAGATATGGCAGAGACTACTGACCTCCATGAATATTATCACTATAATGCCCTTGATACTTATGCAACTGGTGTCGTTGCTATCATTTGGCTTCTAACTGCACCAGCATGGGCTAAGAATAATTACCTCCTAGAGTTTCCTAATGTCTTTCCTTGTATACTGGCAGAAATGACTGGTATTAAGAGAGATATGTCTCGGCTAGCAGCAGCACGAGCTGAGCAAGAAGCTATTGACGCATCACTCACAGCGTCATTAAGAACAATGATAGGCGAGCCTAACTTTAATCCAGCATCTCCTAAGCAAGTCTTGCAACTTATGCACGTACTAGGCTGTAAGGATCTCACATCCAGCGGAGAAAAGATGCTTAATAAAGCTAAGTTCCGTCACCCTCTTAATGTCAGGATACTAGACCCTATTGTTAAAATCCGTAAGGCGCGGAAGCTTATATCTAACTACCTCACTACAGGAAATAAAGCTAAGGAGTTTAAAGGCCGGGTCTTATATGCTCTTAATCCTCATGGCACTGACACCTCCAGACTGGCAAGTAAAGAGCATCACTTCTGGTGCGGGTTACAGATGCAGAATCAGCCAAGAGGTAAGATTGTAAAGCAGACTTATGTAGCAGATACAGGATTCTATATTGCAGAAGTTGATCTAGCGCAAGCAGAGTCAAGAGATACAGGGTATATATCTGGAGAAGAGAAACTTATAGATGCAGTAGAGCACTCTCCAGATTTCCACTCTCATAACGCGTCAGCATTCTTTGGTATACCATTCGAGGAAATCTATGATGCAGTTAATTCTGTAGTTCTTAATAAGCCTATAAGACAGATAAGTAAGAATGTTAACCACGGTGCTAATTATAACATGGGCGCTTATATTCTTATTGAGACTATGGGAGAGGAGAACATACTTAAGGCACGGAATTTATTAAATCTACCTAAGATGTGGGGATATAAGGAGATAGCTGAGCATCTGCTGGCAGCTTTCCATAAGACTTATCCTGGGATTAGAAGCGTATTCTATGAAGGTGTTAAGGAAGAGATTGGTAGAACTAAGATGCTGGTTTCTCAAGCAGTTCATCACCCTATTAAAAATGAATTGTATCCAGATGACTCAATTAAAGTAAAGTATACCTTATCTCCTGAAGCTTATGAAAGAGCTAAGGAATTAAATCCTGCATGGACTCGCTATTGTTTCGGTGATCCATCTAAATCTAAACCTCAGCTAAATGCTTATATAGCACACCCACCTCAGTCTCTAAATGCACAGACTCTAAACATAGCTTGGCAGAAAGTGTTTCATACCATAGCTATAAATCCTAAACATTCAAATAACTTTAAACTATGTGCTCAGATACATGACTCTATCTTATTTCAATATAGAGAAGGTCATGAGTATCTGTGTGATATGGTAAAGGATTGCATGGAGATACCAGTCACACTACGTGGGTATGACGGTAAGATAAGAACATTCACAGTACCAGCCGACATTAAGAAAGGTAAGATTAATAAGGATACAGGTAAGCTGGTACTAGCAAGATACTGGAGTGAGACTGAGTAATGTTAGCTATTAGATTAAGTAATAATCATGAGTGCTTATTTGACGCTGGTACAATAACTTATAATCTATCTGTATGTGTTAAACCGGACGGATATAAAACTATAGTATATACTACAGGAATAAATAAAAGTAAATTATTTTGTAGAATATTATTAAATGCTCCTAAAGGTTTAGAGGTAGATCACATAAACGGTAATACTTTAGATAATAGAAAGTGTAATCTTAGGCTTGTTACATCACAACAAAATAAATTTAATACTAAAAAGCGTGGAGATTTAAGTTTACCTAAAGGTGTGCACAGGCATGGAAATAATTATAGAGCCGCTATAACTCATAATTACACAAGATATAATTTAGGTACTTATCCTACAGTAGAAAGAGCTGAAGCAGCATATAAAGCTAAGGCGGAAGCATTTCAAAAAGAGTATGCTTTTCATAATAGGAAAATAATAGCTAATGTCTGAGCCTAACGAGCAAGACGACTTCTTATCTCTCTATCTACAATACTCAGCAGGGACAGAATGTCCAACTCTATTCCATCGCTGGAGTGCTATCACCTGCTTAGGTGCATACGTAGGTAGAGATATATATTTCCGGCAAGGACACTTTAAAATCCATGCTAACTTATATACCATGCTGGTAGGAGACGCTGGTACTAAGAAGTCTACATCTATTAAAATGGCGGCGCGGCTCTTACGTCTCGCAGGTTATGATAAGTTCGCTGCTAAGAAGACACGGCAGGAGAAGTTCCTTCTTGACATGGCAGAGAGAGCGGCAGGAGAGGATACGCTAGATGCTAACATCTTAGACCAGAATCTGTGGGGAGATGACGTATCTAAGGGAGACATAGCTGAGACTCTTGTAGCTGCTGATGAATTTAATAATTTTATAGGCGTAGGTAATGCAGAGTTCATGTCTATCTTAGGAGAACTCTGGGACTGGGGAGATGAGGTCTTTGATTATAAGCTTAAGAACTCTAAAAGTATCTATCTTAATCAACCCACTGTATCTATCCTTGGCGGTAATACTGCTACTGGCATGAGCATGTGCTTCCCTCCTGATAGTATCGGGCAAGGATTCTTCTCTAGGATTCTCCTAGTCCATGCAGAGCCTACTGGAGAGAAGAGAACTTGGATGCCGCTGGAAGATACTGATCTTCAAGAGTCTCTGATATCTAAGCTCCAGACTATCAGAGAATATATGCACGGCGAAATTACTCTTACTCCTGAGTCTGATGCGCTTCTTGATAAGATATATAAATCCTGGAAACCTATAGGAGACGTGCGCTTTGCATCTTACGCTAATAGGAGATTTCCAATACTTCTTAAGCTTGTGCTTATCATCTGTGCTAATAATCTTACTACGTCTATCACAAGGAAAGAAGTTATATATGCTAATACCCTTCTAACTGCGGCGGAGAGGAATATGTCTAATGCGCTAGGAGAGTTCGGGAAGGGAAGAAACTCAGATATATCTCATAAGGTGCTTAAGTATATAGACTCTGCTACACGCCCGCTATCATTTAAAGATGTGTGGAAGCAGGTATATAATGACTTGGAAAAGAAGGAGCAGCTTGTAGAGATACTAAGTAACTTTCTGGTGGCTGATAGGATACAGTCTATTAAGGATGGATACTTGCCAGTTAAAGAAGTACGAGATCATGAAAATGGAGATACTGTAGACTGGAACTTACTTACCGAAGAAGAGAGAGGATAATAGGATGGAAGATAAAGACTTAAATCTAGCGATAGCTGAGTATAAAGGGTGCGTCTTAAAGATATTTAGAGGACACCCAGACCCGAGAGACGAACAAATCCAATCGCTTCAAGCAGAGGTAGAGAGGTTGATGGAAGGATTGATTAAGATAAAAGCCAGTCTGGAGGCTTCTGAAACACCGTTTTACGAAGGCATGAAGCTACTTAACGAACTAACCGAGTGAGGATAAAGGAATGAGTAAGCTTAACAGAAACCCAGGCTTTAATCTGGATGACTACTATCCACAGGCTGTTGACATAGTTCTAAGAACAAGACAGCCTACAACTACTCTCTTAGCTAAGGAGTTAGGAGTATCTACTACTGTCTCTACACGACTCCTTGATAAGATGGCACAGCAAGGTATAATTAAGTTGCTTGACTCTGGCAGGAGAATAATGGTATGAGCACTAATGCTTTCGGCCTTGATGAAGATTACTTTCGTAATAAATTTCAAAACTTGATAGTAGACTTAGAGCGTTACACCCCTATAGAGCTGTCAAGATACCTAACTAAACTTGCCCTAGCTGCTGATCCTGAGACAGCTATAATCACAGCTCAGACTTATGAGATAGAGCAATCCACACCTAAACCTTAAAGGAGAATAAGAATATGAATACGCGAATAACTGCTGTAACTGCGCCACGAATAGATAGAGCCGTAGATAGTAATGAAAGCAGCTCTTTTAATAAAATGACACCTGAAGAATACATCATCTGGGCAGCACGAGTATCATCCCCAGAGAATAGACTTAACCATAAGACTGCTCCTAAGTTACTTAACTATCTAATTACTGCTGGTCATTGGTCTCCATTTGAAATGGTATCAATAGGAGTAGAGATAGTTACATCTCGTGCTATAGCTACGCAACTCTTACGGCATAGAAGTTTCAGCTTTCAAGAGTTTAGTCAGAGATACGCTAAGGTTGAAGCGATAGAAGATGTTGAGTTACGGTATCAAGCTACTGAAAATAGGCAGAGTAGCACAGATGTGTGTACTGAAGAGTGGCTAGAAAAAGAAGTTACACGACATTTAAACTGTAGCCAAGATTTATATGCTATGCTATTAAAAGAGGGCATAGCTAAAGAGTGTGCTCGTATGGTATTACCTCTAGCTACTCAGACTACTCTTATAATGCATGGAACCTTACGCTCTTGGATTCATTTCTTAGATCAGCGTTGTGATGGTCATGCACAGAAGGAAGCACAGGAGATAGCTGTAGATATCAGAAGGCAGATAGCGGCAGAGTTTCCTTGGCTGGCTACTGCTAGAGACTGGATTTAATGACTGAAAATAGAATTAATTTTAACACAAGTAGAGATAAAGAAGGAGAATCCTAATGGCTAAAGTTGTAGTAAAGAAAGAAATTATTCTAACTCTCACTCAAGAGGAAGCAGATTGGATTTTAGCACTTTCTCAGAACTACTTTGGTGAGCCTTCTAATGAGACCTCAGATGAGTACAGAATAAGAAAGAGTATATTTGACTCTCTTAACTTAAGTGAGGAGTTTTAATATGCCACCGACTAAAGAAGATTTAGATAAGCTACGCCACGCCCCCACAGTTAAGGAAACTAAGGTAACTAACATGTGGGGCGAGGAAGAGTACCAGCAAAATCCCCAGTACTCCGACCCTAAAATAACTCACCATAAGTATAACCCTAAGCAGTTTAAAATGTTTGGTGAGAATAAGATAGCTTTCGCAAGAGAGCTAGCTACTAACCATCCTGAACTTAATGAGATGATCATAACTAAGCATGGAGTAGGAGAGAATAACTTCGAGTTGTGCTTATGTGAGGTAGCTGCTTACTTTGAGATAGTTCTGGACGGGCAGTATACTGAAGAGGATCTGGAAAGGTTATGTGGGATATTGCTGCAGAAGTTAGTACAAAGCAGGACACCAGTTTTATTTAACTTACCAACACCAAAGGAGATACAGTAATATGAATACCACAGAGACTAGAAGAGTAGGAAATGTATACTATTGTATACTTTGTGGAAAGCCTGCTAAAGAGGAGTCAAGTGGGTCGTGTCATAACAATGACTATGAAGAGTTTTATACTTGTGGCTGTGAAGATGCAGCAGAGATTGGTAAACTGCAGCAAGTAAGTAGTGACGCTATGCATAAGATATTCTTACTAAAGAACTCGATGAAAGCTAAAAAGCAATTAGATGCTATTGAATATCAGTATGAGCTACAGAGATTAAAAAGTAAATTTGGTGTAACAGAGGAGATACAGTAATGGCACGAGATACAAAATCATCATACTATGATGCGGGCGGTATCGAGACACTTGATATCATCAAAGCTAAACTAACGCCTGAGCAGTATAAAGGCTACCTTCTTGGTAATACTATTAAGTATTCCTGCCGCATGATGCATAAGACTCCTAGGAATCCTAGCAGAGATGCAGAGAAAGCAGCTAACTACTCAAAGTGGTTGGCAGAAGAGGTTCAATTACAAGCAGCTAAAAAGAGAGGGCTGTAGACATGGCACTAGTATCAGGCGGAAACAAACTACTTCTAATCCACGCTAAGTATCTGGGAGAGTCATCTTCAGGGCTAGCATTTAAAGCATCTCTATATGATGAGCCAGAATATGATGAGCCAGATATCATAGCTACTATCTGGTGTGCTCATTCAGTGGTTAAAGACGGAGCGGGTAATAAAGTAACTGCTGATTATGGTAATGAGATAACTATTCTCGTACCTCTCTGGCTAGCTGAGAAAGGCAATTTTGATTGTTACTATAAACAGCAGTTACTGGATGAAGAGTATGGAGATGATGAAGAAGAAGTGCCGGATGATTTTGACAGACGATGACTACTGGGGATAAGCCTTCTAACTCCTCCATCTCTTAAACGCAGCAATAGCATTAGGTATATCTTTAAATATCATTCTTGTACCGAACCAAAAGCCTACAATAGTCCAGATGATATTAAGAGTTAAAGGATCAATAGAATCTAACCTTGGCCCTTCCCACCACCCGCACAGCAGACCTAAAGCCCACGTAGAAAATGCTGGTCTCTGTGCCCTACTCCAAGCATCTATTAAGATGTCCAGCCAACTTTCATGTGAAGGTGCAGGAGTGAATCCTTGAGCAGCAGCTTGAGAAGAATCTCCGGCCTTCATATCTTCTACAGACATTTCATGCTTAGAAGTTTCTGACGGAATCCATTTATCTGCAACATCCGATGCTTGCTGTATAACACCTTTACCATTAGAACTAGACCCAAACAATCCTGTTATACCTTTAACTATCATACTTCCTAATCCTATCATATCCTTATCTCCTGCCATTGTGTTTAAGCGAATAATGATTACCATCATTGAAGTGGCCGCCCCAAGAGCATAAAGGATGTAAAGTTTCCCAGTATTCTCCTATGGGTCTATGATCTTCTGTTTTTCTTAGATACACTCCGTCTAGGTATAGACTAATATCTTGAGCCAGTTTTAGTTTGTGGTTAGAGCTAGCGTGACCGTAGCCCATCGCAACTCCCATCTCTCCAAAGACTCTTTCATCTCTCAGGGCATCTCCAAGAGCTGCCTCATATCCTTGCTCATATATAAAGATATATAACTTAGCAAGTAAGATTGGCATAAGTCTTTGTTTCTGGCCTAGTGTTAAATCATCAAATTCTGACATTAGTATCTATCTCCTTCTTACTGTCTTTCTGAGAAATCTCTTAGCTCATACCCACCCATTATCTCCTGCATACTCTTAGAAAATGGACTGTCCAAATTCCTTCTTAGCTCATTAGCTTGGGAGGTATTTGCAGTTTTATTAAGTTGAACCATCCACTGACTAAACTCTTGCTGCTTACCCCCCAGCTTTGCATAGCTTTCAGCAAACGCTTCTATCTGCTCTCTTGTAGGGTTCTGTCCTGCTATCATAGTACTTTTAATAGCCTCTCCCAGTTTATTCCTCTTATCATTATCAGCTAGTGCGTAAGTCTTAAAGCGATATGCTGTATCAATAGCTACAGCTTCACCTAAGGGCT